GGTTTAACATTTTTTGGCATTGTTGTTCTGACAACATCTACACCAGTATATTTCCATTTATCGCACGGAATACCTTCATCATCTAATACATGCAACACATATCTCTTCTTTTCTAAAAATAACCCAACATCTGCCATGGCTTCTCTCTTAAATGCCAATCGACAATCTTTTGAATTTAATGTTGATTTAGCCCAAATTTGAATCTCATCATTCAATGATTTTTCTAAACCTTCTGCGTGCTCAAATCCTTGCTTGGTTATTTTACCACCAACACTAAAATCAATTGGAAGTAGCTTTAATGAAAGATAAACACTGTCAGTATCACCATAAATTGCTACAGTTTCTAATGTTTTTTGATCAGTAATATTACTATGTTTTGAAATATATTTCTTTGCAATTTCTCTTGCTTGCTTAATAACGGCTTGTCCAGTCAATGTAATTGATGAAGCAATATCATCATCACCAATGGGCGCGTGTTTATTTCCGAAATAACCGTAACAACTATTAATAAAGATTTTTATACTTTGTTGCTTTGCGTTAAGCTGTGTGATTTTTGTTTCTAAAAATAATTTTCTATCGGATGGTAATTCTTTATTTGAATATTCTTTCTTATATTTTTTTAATTCCGTTTGGATGACTTTTCTTTTTTGATAATAAAAGTCAACCATCTCTGGTACAATTCCTTTATTCTTTTGCGTAAAAAGGACTTTTGCTTTACTAATAGCCACATCTTCTTTCTTAATAAATTGAGCAAATTTTAGTTTTGACAATTTAAAGACTTGGCCATTGACATGTTGTACTGTTACCTCTTCATCTGTTGTTTCAATAATCTTGCCGACTTTTGTCTCTGGAGACATGTTCAATGAAATCATTAGGTTGGGATATAGTGAGTTAGCATCAAACGATACAATATCTTCCTGAAATCCATTTAATGGTTCTGCAACATATGCTCCTGGATTCCTCGAACCATCATCTTCTTTTCTAATGAAAGTAGAAATGCGTTGTCCTTTCTTTCTTGCTCTAATAGCAGCTGCACCTGTGATAATACCCAATGTACCCAATGCACCTTCAAATGTTGTACAACCAATATATGAAATCATTCGAATCAATGAAAGGAATTGTAGTTTCTCTTCAAGCTTAACTAAAATGTTAACGTCTTGGATGTTATAATCAATAAACGTATCCCAATCATCTACCATGACATCATACAAATCCTTTTCGATAGCAACTTTCTTTTCACCTAATTCTAATTCACCAATGCTATCTAATTTATAACTTTCTCTATTAGCAAAAGAGAACCGCTTATACACATCCAAGTAGTCTACACATGAAATACCATCGATATGATAGCTTGCTTGTGTCTTCCCGAATGTACCAATGAATGTTCTCACATAAGTTCTCTTTACTGGTGAAATTTCATTCATACCAGCTTCACCAAAAATATTCTTCAATCGATTAATAATATATGGAATATCAAACCCAGCACTATTCCATCCCGACAATACATCTGGTGGATCATTTTTAAAAAATTCAATAACACCAGCTAGAAGGTCTTCTTCTGATTTACAATAATAATAAACAACATCATTCCTTTTTGCTTTATATGGTTTTAAACCCCAAGCATAAAATTTCTTTGAAAAAGAATCATAAATTGTCAATACGTTAATAGGCACATCTGCTAATGTAGGATCCGGAAAGCGATCTTTACACACTGCCTCAATATCAATAAAGTATGTCTTTAACGGAAACTTAGAAAAGTCATCTGTTTCATTATGTTGCCAAAAGATATCTAATAGAGCCTGTTGTACTGCGCCGAAATGTTCATACACTCTTCTGATTCCTGATTCAGTAATATATTTTTGCCTTTCGTATGCATTATTAAATGATCTTTTAGCTAACGGCGTATTATAAATCGATACTTCATTTCCTCTTTTGTCTTCATAAAAATAATAGGGATGGTATTTCGTAGTGTATGAAATACGATCCCCATCATCTGACCAAGTGTAAATTTCTACAGTTTGATCTTTAGGATTATAACAAGCGTTGCGATACCCAATCATAGAGAAATGATAATAGGTATCGCAACTATAATCAAGGATTATATCGTCTCAAATTGACGCGGTTTTGATCGCGATAAGGATACTTATACAATTCCATGTAACAATCCAAATTACGATCGTGCTCTAAGAAACGATTATCAGCTACTTTATATCGTTGAATGGCCTGATTCTTATAATGGCCTACACGTCCTAATTCTTTTGCAATACAATCTAACATTTCATCACCAGTCTTAAATTTAAGTTCTGCATCTTTATATGTTTCCATATCTTGACAAGCAACAGGAATTCCATAGCAACATGCTTCGATATATTTGAGATCAGACTTTGCTTTATTGAAACTATTGTTCTGTAATGGCGCAACAGACATTTGAATTTCTAAATCTGAAATCTTTTTTGGATATTCATACAACTTTTGCCATGGATGGAATTCAATATCTCCATTTTGGATATAAGGCCTGAGCGCTAATGGGAAAGCACCAATGAATACCCATTGATATTTCTTACGAGAATCAATGACTGCTTTTAATACGTGTTCGAAATCATCCTTCTGGCCTACACGATTTTCTACATCAAAGTGTGCCCCAGAACCAGCATATAGTACACGAGGCTTCTTCTTATGTTTATCATAATTTCTAGAAACCTTAGCTTCACTGAAATAATTCCCCATCCAGAATCTTGGTACGAAATTCGGAATCACTGTGATTTCATTTTTACCTGTACGTTCACGATACAGTTCTTTCATATAATCACAAGTGACTGTCATTTCATCACAAAGATTAATAATTTCTATTGCACTTTGTCTAATTTCATCTGCTACGAAAGCTGTTTTGAATTTATTATAATCCGGAATATCTTCACGGAAGATAACATCATCAACTTCATATATTAATTTAAATCCAATATCTTTTTGAATACTCTTCAAAAATTTTATGAATTGTAATTGATGGGGTGTAGCTTGTCTTTGTACACGAATAGCCTTTACATTTTGATACCATCTAGGATCTGTAATCATTACTGTTGATTCAGTAATCATTGCCTTATTATGGAAATTAATAAGGTGTGCTGGCCAAGACATACGCCACAAACCACAACCAGAATGGTCTGCATTGTAATGAACGACCCTCATGAGATCTTCGGGCGCGTGTTCTGATTTAGGTGGTTGTGCCTGGGCTGGTTGGCCTGTTGGTTGCAGGCCCATGGGCATGGTATTAATTTTCGGTGTGAACATCCTAAAGATTAATTATCCAAAAAAGGATTATAATCAATCTTTGATGTTACACCATTTTTCTTTTCTAGAAAGATTACGTCACCTGTAGCATGTTGAATACTTTCTTTTCTATGTGAAATAACCATTACACATTCATTATGTGCATGTACACGATCTTTTAAAATGTTTGTGACTAATTCTACGCCCTTTTCATCTAACGATGAATCAAACAATTCATCATAGATAGAAATATTATAAACAACATCTCCCTGCAATCTACGCATATCCATGAATGTAAATAAGCATGCAAAATCCATATTCTTTCTTTCAGCGCCTGAAAAATTAAAATATGAACAAATCTTATTTTTTTCATTAATGATTTCTTCTTCGAAATATTCATTAAAGAAGCAAGAACAATTAGCATCCATCTTACGCAAATAAGACATCAAAATAGAATTGAACAATGCAAGAATTTTATTGACAATATAAGATTTGACACCTTCTTCAGAGACGATATACTTAATTGTTTCGAGCAAGTTGAGATGTGTTTTATGTTTATTAACAATTTCTTTAGCAGTTTCTACTCTGCTGATCATATCAATTAAAATATCATCAACATCTGTTGTATTTGATTTCAAAGATTCAATATCATCATCTAGTTGAACTAACCATTCATCTAACTGTTTAATCCGATCATTAATATTGATTTTCTTTTGTTCTAGTAACTTAATTTCGTTAACCTTTAAATTGAGTTTATCAATTGCTGTTCTGATAGTTGGTTTTTTCTTCTTAAGAGTAGCTAAGTTATCTGCACATGTTAATAATTTTTCATTTAATGAATTAATTTCATTTTGAATATTATTTTTTTCTTTCTCTAACTCTTCTTTATCGTGCTCTGTTACTGGTTTAAGGCAAACGGGGCATGTGTTTTTATTTGTGCCAATAATTTTAAATTTTTGATTTAATTGATCCAGTGTTGTTGTAATCTTTGATTTAGCTTCTGTAAATTTTTCAATCTTTTGATCACATTGAATTAAACCTTCTTCTAACTTCTTAACTTGTTCATTAATCGAATTTTCATCAATATCAATATGCTCTTCTAATTGTTCAATCAATTTAATTTTCTCGGATGAATTATTTTCTTTACGAGCAAGATAAGTTGAAATTTTTTGTTTTCTCGTGTCGAGAATAGTTTGTTTTTGATTTTCTAAATTCTCTCTAGTCTTTTGTGCTTCTTCGAATTTTGTCAATTCAATTTCATATATCCGTTTATGATCACTAAATTCTTCTCTAAGAAGAGAAAGCATCTGAGAAAATACTTCTAAATTAAAAATACCTTCAATAAATTTTCTCTTTTCAACTTTTGATTTAGCCATGAACGGCACTGTATTATTCAAAGTCATAATAACACAATTTTCAAAAATAGAAGGAGATGCATTTAATACATTGAAAATCTCCTCTTCGGTATTCTTAATAGAATCACGTGTAACGTCTTTACCATCACAAAATAAAGAAAGTTTAGATGGATTCAAAGTTCTCACAATTTTATAAGTATGTGATGCATTATTTTGAATGACATCAAAAGTTAATTTGACTTCACATGTACCATTAGTATATGTATTCGGAATTAAATCTTTCTTTAATTCTCTCATGGTGCTCCCAAAAATAGCAAAGTAAACAGATTCAATAACAGAGGTTTTGCCGATCCCATTTCTACGATCAATCTTATCACGATTAATACCCGTAATAATATGTAATCCTGGTTTGAATTCGAGTTTTACTGGATTAGTTCCAATAGAAAGAAAATTTTTAATTTCTACCTCTTTAAAATTTACTTTTTTCATTTTTGAATCTTTTTATACAAATCTAATGTGTAATTAATAATTTCGCTTTTGTTATTGATATCCATCAATTCAATAAATTCTATAATGGCTTGTTGGACATCAATGCCGGATAAATCTTTTTTATCTTCAGCTATATCATAAGGAGAATACGATGAATCATATTCTACAGTAAATTGTAGAGGATTCAATTGTTTTAGTTTTGTCAAAAGAATATCCGTATCATCTGCTGTAATACGTTTATCAATTTTTAATTTGATTAAATTATCTTTAAAAAGTTCTTTTACTTCTTCTGTAATTGTTTGTTTTCTTACAAGATCTGAAAGGAGTATATTATGATGTAATGGAGATACTGTATTTTCTATAAAGCGATAAGACTTGTCACAAACATCTAAAATATAAAATCCTTTAACAGTTGCAGCATCATTAAAGTCCATTTGAAATGGATTACCCACATAAAGAATAGTGCCGTTATTAAATTTCTTTTCATCTCTCAAATGAAAATGTCCTGTAATAATAAGGTCACTCTTTTCTAAGACATCAGAAGCATTATCACCATGATCACAAATGTAATAATTATTTGTTTTGAAATTATTAATTTCAAAATGTCCGAAAGTAATATGTGCATTTTGAAAATCTTTTAATTTAGTACCCCACGGGATAAAGTTAAATGAATGTCCGTGTGATTCTACTGTTCTGGGTGTATCAATCAAAGTAACATTTCTCCATCCTCTGAATGGTGATAATGAATTAATTTCAGAAGAGTCTTTTAAGTAACAGTCGTGGTTACCAGTAATTAAAGTAACATTAAAATCTTTGAATTGTTCTAATACCCAAGAACCGAAATGCAAAGAATCAACGGAGACTTCATCCCG